CTTTTGATCCAGGTTTTACTTTACCCGTCACAGCTGCTTTTAATTTAGATCCAGGGTTTTCACGTCTGTATCTTGCAACTCCGGCTTTAGTCATACCTGCACCAGATTTTGTTGATCTAAAATATTTTTTAGTTTTTGGTGGTTGTTTATCTTGTCTTCTCATATTCTCTGCATTTCTGGATTTTTAGACAATATGTTTTTTTCTGCTCTAGGTCTAGCGTTAGAGTCCTTACTTCTTTTTCTAAGTTGAGCAATTGCAGATTCTTTCAACTGTTTTTGTTTTTTTAATTTTTCTAAATCTCTAGCTAAGTTCATTAAATCATGCCCTTGTAATATTTAACATAAGATGGATTAGATAATGTTACTCCCCCATATTCGCTCTTAATACTTTTACCCATGTAACCTGCTGCATAACCTTTTGCAGCTTTTGTTCTTTTAGCAAAAGTTTTTACGTTAGTTGGTTTTGGCCCCACATTGGCAGCTGCCCGTTTCCTTGCAACGGCAGATTTTCTTTGGCCTTCTGACATACGTCTCGCTTTT